CACCAGTGATGGTAGACCTCTTCGCCATGAAGCTACCTAACTTCTCTTTTTGTCTTTGAAAAAAAGAAGATCCTTGTATTAATTGTTGGCGTGACTCAGCCATGCTTCGATTGGGCTTGCTTTTGTTTTCTTTCTTCTTCTTCAAGATGTTGTTGAAGAAGAGCCACATAGATGTCTCGTTCCCAAGGCATCATATTTTCAATCTCTGTTAAGCTATATTTATGGTACTGCATCAAGGCAAAATTTAAGCGATAATATGCCTCAAGACTCATATGAGTCATCGCTACGCGAAAAAAGACGCTAATCCTTCCAATACCACATCACTTTCAACTTTTGTCTTCGGATTCTTTATTTTAATAGTATGAGATAACTTAGGCATAGTCTCAAAGAAAGTTTCAATCTCTTTAAATTGAGATGAATTCATCTGCTCTAAGAACTCATTCACTTCTTTCTTAGTACAATCAGCAGTGGCCCATACTTCTTCTTCATTATAAATTTTATCAATACAAGAACCAATTAAAGCAAATGATTGATCCATCTGATTGGTTTCCTTAAAATCAAAATTATTTTTAATAAATTCATCCAAGGACGGATACTTCATCTCCATCATTAAAGTATCATCAAGTTTAATTTGTTTATTATGATCTTCATTCTTTTCAACTTCAATAGAATCCAAATTAATATTAACTTTAACCTGAGTCTCTTCATCATCAGGACAAATAACATTAACTTCAAGAGTTTCTCCAACAGACTTACCACGAATATGAAGAAAAAGATATTCAATATCAAACGTAGGTAAAGTCTCTACTTTAATTCCTTTTGTTTGAATACAAGATTTAAGAACGGCTTTAATGGCAGTAGTAATTTGTTTAGTATCCTCACTTTCCAATGCAAGAACTAATAGTTTCTCTTCCTTAACTAAAAAAGGTCTGTATTTAATAGTTTCGCCAGTGGAAGGTAACTCCAACTCATATGTTGGCGTGGCAATCTTTGGTAAAGGCATAATGTCCTAATACAATTCAGTATACTTATTTATCACCCAACATTGGATAATGTTCCTGACCGATCATTGGCTCCAAGAGGGAAGGCGGATCCCACTCGATCTGGTATTATATCTCCAAGAATACTTGTAGTATTTGTAGATGCCTGATCTATTATAGACGATACTCGTGCAGTTGCACTATCTGAAAGAGGTGGAAAAGTAGTGTTAACTAAGTACCTAATATAAGTCATAGATACATTACACTTCAAGAGATCAGAACTATCATATGATATAGGCATCGAAGTAATGGCTATTGGATAACTATTAACGAATTCATATTGCAAAACTTTATTTTCCTTATAATCTTTTTCAAATTTTGTAATCGATAATCCCTGAGGGGTGATATATCCATCCTTTTCAGTCTTTCCATTTCCACGAGGATATCTCATGCGATAAAAATAATTACCCGCCTTTTGTCCCGGTCCCGTTGATCCTTCAGTAATATAACTTATCCAATACTCAAAAAATCTCACAGCAGTATAATCTCCTGCATCTAGATAAAAAGTGAAATCAATTCTATCATCAAATATTCTTCGGTTTACATATCTTTCAGTTACCCCATGATAATTATTAGCAACCTCTGTTGTACCCAGTTGGGATCCTGGAAGAGATGCTTCTGAACATTGTAAATTTAACTTACCTTGTCTTCCTGTCTTTTTCCACCAGTCCATCACCTTACCCGGAGGTGGACTAACTGTAACTTCATAATGAGAAGTTAAAGCAGGTCGAAGTAAATTAGATTTAATTTCAGATATAGTTTTTGGTGTAGGCATTTATAAATATTTTATACCTTATATATTATGTATGGCCGAAAGTAAAAAAAGTTTATTTAAACCCACTAAACCTAAAAAATATAAGGGTAATCCAAACAATATTATCTGTCGTAGTTCTTGGGAAAGAAAGTTCTGTAATTACTGTGACATCAATGAGAGTATTGTAGAGTGGGGAAGTGAAGAGTTCTTTATTCCATACCGTGCTCCTGATGGTAAGACCCGTCGTTACTATCCAGATTTTATTATAAAGGTTAAAGAGAACTCAGGGGATCTTAAAACCTATGTGATTGAGGTTAAACCCAGAAAACAAACCCGTCCACCAAAACCACGTAAAAAAGTAACTCAATCATATCTCTATGAATGTAAAACCTATGCAGTCAATCAAGCAAAGTGGGCAGCTGCATCTGAATGGTGCAAAGATCATAGAGTAGAATTTAAAATCATTACTGAAAGAGAACTAGGTATACAATAATGCCAAGAAAAACCCTCCAACAAAGAAGAGAAAGAGAACTCCAAAGACAGAGGGAACAATCGGAGACCTTTGGTTTTGAAGGGGAACTAAAACAATCTCCTACTGCACGGGTAGAAGAACTTAAACGATTAGTTGAAGAAGCAAATACAACTGATCCAGAAGAAATAATGCTGATTATTATGGATGTATTCAATCAAACTGTTACTCCCATACCAGAACCAGGAAATTTTTATACCTTTGTATATAATGCCAAAACTCCTAATGAAACCTATGATCAACATCCATTGATTGCATGTATGGAATTATTTCCATGGGGATTCAGAGGATTAAACTTTCATTGGCAAAAATATAGGAATTATACATGGGATGAACTGGCCGGACAACTATACATAGTAGAGAATCAGGAGTTAGATGAGTTACTCTCACTACAATATGGAAAGTTCCTGCTAAATAATTAAATAAACAAATTATAAATGACCACTAATATACCCGGATTCAAAGGAGGAGATCAGGATGATCGTAGATATAAACTAGCCCCCGGCACTGTGGAAGGAGGAAATTGGTTGGGAAAAAATGCAAATGAAAAATATTTTAACCTAGTCAAAGAAGATGAGCCTGGAAAAGGAACTATACTTGTATACAATGAAGAGGTAGGGGAAGATAGATTAGTTGGATGGAAAAATCCAGGTGATGAGGTAGTCACTCCTTATACAGTAAATAACGTCAAGGATTTGACCGCCCAAATAGGTGATTCTATAATCCACTTAGACGGAACTGATATACTATCTGGCGCAAGGTCATTTGAAGTAGATGCCCTTGCAGACCAACAAAATACGCGAGTCGTAACAACTGCAGCTAACAATACCGTAGAACAAGACCTAATAAACGGTACTAATGGTTCTGAGAAGACAGACGCAGCAGAAGCAGTAGCAACAGGAAACGAAATCTTAGAAAATAACTCCGAAACTACTCTTGCTAACCGAACAGAATTCACAGGAGTATTTAATGAAGCCATCAATGGAAAAATTGATGCAAGAAGCGGAACACGAGACAGTAATTTTGGAAGACATAAATATCCCGCCGACCTTGCAGAAACGGATCAAGATATGATTCAATTTGATGTTTTAAAATATGTCCCTAATAAACTCAAACAAGCTACAGGTTCCTTTGCAAGTTTTGAAGAGAATCGTGGTGTAGGTGAGGATTTAAAAGATAGAAAACCTATCGGAACTGTCTTCTTACCTATTCCCGGAGGAATTAGAGATGATCAAACAGTAGACTGGGGTGAAGGTAGAATGAATCCAGTTGAAGCCGCTGCTGCTAATGTTGCATTAAAGTTCTTAACAGGACAAGATGCTGTTGGAGAAGTAGGTAAAATAGGAGAACAGCTTAAAGCAAGACAAAATGAAGTAGGAGGTGGACTAGCAGTTGCACTTGCTCAAGCAGCAGTAGGAGGAGCAGGTGGTCTTCTTACTCGTCAAACTGGTGCTATTATGAATCCTAATATGGAATTATTATTCAAAAGTCCTCAGTTAAGACCCTTTCAATTTGCTTTCCAACTCACTCCCAGAAGTAAAGATGAAGCAAAATCAATTATGAAAATTATAAGACTCTTTAAACAAGCAATGGCACCTATCAGATCCGATAGTATGTTATTCCTTAAATCTCCTCATACTTTCAGGATCAAATACCTAGCAAAAGGAAAGGACAGGCATCCATATATCGGTCAAATTAAAGAATGTGCATTACTATCATGTGGGGTTGATTATAGTCCCGATCAAAACTACTCTACTTATGAAGATGGTGTTATGACTGCATATCAACTCAGTCTACAATTTAAAGAACTTGAACCTGTATATAATGATGACTATGGAGCAGGAGGAGATCTACCAGACAATCTTGATTGGGATGCAGGTTCTACAAATATAATTGAAAATAATAGTAGTGCAACAGAAGATGGTGAGGGGATAACTCAGGAAATGGTGGAGTCCATAAATTTTTATGATGAGTCAGGTAACTTTATAGGAGATCAATAATCTTATGTCAAATTACTTCAACTACATACCCGACTTTGCATATCCTAGCAGACTTCCTGATGCTAAGATATCAGATTATATTGTTGTAAAAAATCTCTTTAAAAGAGGTAAACTTAGAGAAGATATCTACCAAAACATTGCTTTCTTTACCAAATACGAAATCATAGGTAACGATAGACCCGACAATGTAGCAGCAGAAGTTTATGGGGATTCGGATTTAGATTGGGTAGTTCTTATATCAAATAATATTGTCAATGTTCAAAGTGAATGGCCTCTATTACAGAATGATTTTGATAGATTCATGTTAGATAAGTATGGAACCTATGAAAAAATGAATGATAGCCATCATTATGAAACCAAAGAAGTAAAAAATACAGCGGGTGCCGTCATAGTTCCGGAAGGATTGCAAGTACCCTCAGACTATTCCGTTACCTATTATGACTGGTATCAATCTGGTGAAGTAACACGCTCAGATATTACTACTGAAGTTACTAACTATGACTATGAAATAAAAAAAGAAGATGCTAAAAGAAATATATTCCTACTTAAAAATAGTTACTTACATATTATCATAGATGATCTAGAAGAAATGATGTCATATAAAAAAGGTTCCACTCAATATGTGAATGAAACCCTTAAAGCAGCAGAAAATATTAAAATTTATTCTTAGTTATTCCTCAGCAAGTTTCTGGAAATAACTTAGTGCATCATCCTCATCTGAACTAGCAGATGCTACTGGTGCTGACTTACTTGTTTTAAAGTCAGGAGTAAATGATCCACGACCTTCACTCTCGTCTTCTAATTCTTCATCGAATACACGACGAGTAGGTTGCTTATGTCCTAACACATAATCAAGACGCTTCTTCAAGTCATCATAAGACTTGAACTGATCCGCAGCAGTTACAGCAGCAAGAGAATACTGCTTCTTCCACAGTGCTTCTAGTGCATCATCATCTTCAAGGAGTGGTGATACTGAATCGAACTCTGACTTATCATAGTTCCAGTAACCATCCTTCTTAACAATCTTCAACTTGAA